AATACTGGGCGTTCAGATATTCGCGGTTGCATCTTGGTAGGAAAAAGCCATATAGACCTAGACGGTGATGGTATTAAAGAGGTAACTAATTCTAAGTGGACTATGGAATCGCTTTTAGAAGTAGCTACAGATGGTTTTGTTTTAGAGATAACTCAATGAACAGGGCTCTAGCTATAACTATAGCGGTGCTTGTATTGGTTTGTTTAGGGCTTTCGATAGCCCTACTCAACACCAAAGATTCAGATACAGTTGAGGGTTACAAAATAGAGCAGCACGAAAAAGAAATAAAGCGGCTGGAAAAAAATATTTTGAATTTTGAAAAAGAAATATTTACTTTGCGGCACGAAAACGATTCATTGAATGAGATTAAACAGAAAGTTAGAACTATCACGATACGTGAAATTGATAGTGTTTATGCTTTGCCTTTTGACGGTAGAGCAGACTTTTGGTCAAAGGAAACCGCCCGCATTGATAGTGTCAGGGTCGGATACGTTGGTAGCAATAACTGAAAAAGACTTTAACACTATTCTATTTGGCTTCAGCTACATTAGAAGCTTAGAGAACACATCTAAACTAACGTCTAAGCAACTATCTAAACAGGATAGTATAAACGCTTACCTTTCAGAAGTTCTAACCTTAGAACGCACTAAAACGGCTCAAAAAGATTCCGTAATAATTAACCTAGAAACAATAATTGAAAACGAAACCAAAAAGAAGAAAAGAGAAAAGCTAAAAAACACACTAATACAAATAGGCGGTGCTTTGGTGATCGCTGCTGAAACAGGAATAATCACCTATCTAATTTTAAATAAATAAACTATGAGTGCATACCACACTAATGAAGGCGTACGCGAAGAAATAGACCGCCTACTTAAAAGAAACGCAAAAAGGCAAGCTAATCTAGGTATTGATTCCACAGAAGATGAGCTATTTAGAGCTGCTAAACTTTGGGAAGCAGACCTAATTGAAATTGCAAAGCTAGACCCCGAATACGCTAACTCAATACACTTTTCAGAAGATGCCTAACAAAAGAATAAGACTATCACCCGAAGAGTTAGATATTGTTTACGCTTGGAGAGAGCGCGGGCACTTACCTGAGTTATTCGAGCAATGCAAAGCGGCTGGAATTGACGTTAAAGATGTTAAACACTACTGGCACAAAAGCGAAAAGTTCTCAATCTTCGCAAAGAATGGAGGGCAAACTTTAGAAGCTACTTTCGAGCCTATTATAGAAGAGCTTAGAGATTATTCGCCTAAGTTCAAGAAGATTAAAAGAACGCCAGTAGATGACCCTCATTGTCTTATAATAGATCCCTCAGATATTCACGTAGGCAAACTAGCTTCAGTTTCTGAAACAGGCACTAGATACGACATTGACAAAGCGGTTAGCCAAGTTGACGAAGGTATTAACGGTATATTATCAAAGGCTTACGGGTTCAACATCGACAAGGTTATTTTTGTTATAGGTAACGATGCTCTACATATAGATACGCCTAAACGACAAACTACAAGCGGAACGCCTCAAGATACTTCTGGAATGTGGCACGAAGCGTTTGTAGCGGCTAAAGAGATGTATATTAAGGCAATTGAGCAGATACTACCTTACTCAGATGTTGAGGTTATCTTCAACCCGTCTAACCATGATTATATGAGTGGGTTCATGTTGGCTCAGACTATTGAGGCGTACTATCGCAAGTCTAAGAATGTTACTTTTGACTGCTCTATTTCTCACAGGAAATACACGCAATACGGTAATAACATGATAGCTACCTCGCATGGTGACGGAGCTAAATTAGCTGATTCACCTCTGTTAATGGCTACTGAAAACCCTCAGATGTGGAATGATTGCCAGTACCGTTATATCTACCTTCACCACATTCATCATAAGCAAACACATAAGTTTATGAGTGGAAAGGACTTTATCGGTGTAACTGCTGAGTATCTTAGAACTCCTAGCCCTTCTGATTCATGGCATCATCGTAACGGTTATGTAGGTGCTAAGAAAGCTATTGAGGGCTTTATTCATTCGTTTGAGAATGGTCAGGTAGCTAGGTTAACTCACCATCTGTAAACAATTCAACCCCTATTGATTAGACCCCTTCGTAACTGTTGGGGTCTTTTTTTTTTGAAAAGTATTGTCAGTCTAAAAAGTATTATTACATTTGAACCAAATTAAAAAACACATGAAACAATTCATCAAAGCAATTCAAGATTCTAAAGCCAGCCCAGAGGCTAGGTTATTAGCGCAAAAAGTAGTATCTTACCTCAGGTTAGAGAGCAATGTAACACTAGACGTAGATCGTGCTACATTTGAAGAGATACAAGAGATAACAGGCTACAAGGTTAACGATACATGGGATTGGAAATGGATAGCTATCTATGACGAGTACCACGAAAACAGAGTAGACATTCAATATAGAGATTACCAAAACCTAATATTCAACTAAAATGAACGAAACACAAAAACAACGATTCAAGGTCTTAGCAGAAGAAAACAATCTAACTAAAGACCACTTCTTTAAAGCTCCACAGGGCTACGTAATTATCACTAGACAAGGTATCGAACGTATCCAAGCGTATAGAGGTATTCGCGTTAAGTATGACATTGTAAGCCTATCTGATGACCTCAAGTATTGCGTAGTTAAGGCTTACGGTGAGATGGCTCAGAAAGACGGTTTGCCTATGCTTATGGAGACTTACGGTGAAGCTAGTCCAGAGAACGCCAAACAAAAGTATAAGGTAGCTATGGCTGAGAAACGTGCGCTATCGCGTGTAGTTTTAAAACTTAGCGGGCTATATGAAATAGGCGTATATTCGGAGGATGAAAGTGACGATTTCAAAAGAGCTTAATGCTATGTTTGACGAACTACTAGAGCAGAGAACAGATGAATGGTTTAACCAAAGATTAGGGAAGTTCACCGCTTCCCGCTTTGGTGACCTAATGACCAATTCACGAAAGAAGGGCGTAGAGCTTAGTGCTACGGCTATGAGCTACATTTACGAAAAAGCCGCAGAAAAGCTAACAGGTCAGCGTAATGAGTTTACGTCTACTGCTATGGAATGGGGTACTGAGAACGAACCTATTTGTAAGGCTTATTACGAAGAGCTTAAAGGCTGCAAGATTGAAGAGATGCCCTTTGTACTTATTAACGAGTATTCGGGCGCAAGCCCTGACGGTATGGTGGATGGTGAGAACATCGAAATCAAATGTCCTTACAACACAACCAACCACCTAAAGACAGTATTCGAGGGTTATATAGATCCTAAGTATATGTGGCAAATGCAAGGGCAAATGATGGCTACTGGTGCTATTGTTTGTAGATTTATTAGCTTTGACCCTAGAATAGAAGATGAACGCTTTAGGCTTGCTGAGATTCGTGTAGAAGCGGACTTTGAGATGCAAGAGAAGCTAAGAGAGCGTTTAGCTTTGGCAAATGAAACACTTAAAAACATGATGCAATGAACGACCCAAAACAAGTAATTAAAGGGCTTATGAAAAAAGCCGAAAAGAACAACTCCATCAATTCGCTATTAGATATTAGTCAGCAGATAGCGGGCTGGATGGTGTACGTATCAGAATTGGAAGGTATAGCCTTTCAAGGATACCAAGAAGCTGAATATGCCAGAAAGAACTTCGAGGCACTCTATATCCAAAAGTCAGACGAAAGCGCAACAAAAGCTAAAGAGTTAGCTATTATAGAAGCGTCTGAACTTAGAGAAGTAGAAACGTCTATGGAAGTTGAACACAAACAATGGCAAATCTTTAGAGTTACAGTAAGGGAGTATCTCGAAAGTCTCAGACAGAAAATTAGTTACCTTAAATTAGAAAACCAAACACAAAAACTAACAGTATGAACGTATCAGGAAAAGTTTACAAGGTATTGCCGCTACAAACATTCGAAAGCGGTTTCACGAAAAGAGTAGCAGTAATTGAAACAGAGGGTGAGTACCCTCAGAAGCTACCAATTGAGTTCTTAAAAGACAGGACAGTGATGCTAGATAACATTACAGAGGGTCAGCTCGTAACGGTTGAATATGACCTAAGAGGCTCAGAGTGGAACGATAAGTTCTTTTTAAGCGCGGTTGCTTGGAAGATTGACGCTAAGACTAGCCCATCTATGGATAAAGCCGTAGAGGTAGTTAAAGAGGGGTTAGGTGCTGAAGTAGTAGCGGAGGTTGAAGATGATCTGCCATTTTGAAAAAGCACACTAAAATTTACTTCGAGGGTATGGGGTTTGATAAAACAGACTTCATACCCTGTGAGGTATGCTCTAAACGCGCGACCGATATACATCATATAGATGCTAGGGGTATGGGTGGAGACCCTCAGGGTAAAAAAGATACCTTAGATAACCTTATGGCACTATGTCGAGTATGTCACGATAACTTCGGTGATATTGTCGATTTTAAACCGTATCTTCGTAAGATTCATAAGATGAATATTGAGACGCGCGGCTAGAACTGATAAGAACCAAACTGAGATAGTAGCAGCCCTTCGGAAACGTGGGGCTGTTGTTCTTATTACTAGTCAGTTAAAAAACGCCTTCGATATTCTAGTAGGTTACGAGGGAAATCTATACATAGTCGAAATTAAGGACGGTTCTAAACCTCCTAGCGCAAGAAAGCTAACATCTGGTGAGCTTGAGTGCAAAGAACGCTTTGAGTCTGTAGGCGTTACATACCACGTAATTACAAGCGTGGAGGAAGCAATTTCTATGCTATCCTAGTACGATTTAAAAAAAAATCAATTTTTTCTGTTAAAAAGTTTGGTAGTTAAAAAACTATCACTACTTTTGATGACATCAAACAACGGGGGTAACCCACTAAAACAACAGAAAATGACTGCTTTAGAAAATCAAATCAACAAACTTTCAAAAAACGAAAGAGACTACTTTAACAAGTTAAACAAAATGGGTATTATAGGTGAGGATGCGTTAAGCCATGTGTTAATAGCATCTGCTACTGGATTGATAAAGAAGTAAAAACTGGGGCAACCATAAGAACGCCCCACAATAAAACAAACATGAAAGTTTACATAGAACTAGAACTAGAAGTAGATTACCACTTTGAAACCGATCATATCGCTGGATGGGAACATAGCGAAGAGGTACTACATATTGATGAGGTCAGTTGCGAGGAATACCCAGATTTAGACCTATCAGATTTTGACGATGAAATAACCAAACAAATAATTGAAAATGATTGACGAAGTAATAATCGAAATGAAGGCTAAGAAAATAAAGCCTATTCAGCTCATTGCTGAAACTGGTGTAAGCCAACAAACCTTTTACCGCTTTCTAAATGGAGGCAAGGTAAGCCAAAGAACAAAACAACTAATAATTGACTATTTAAACTTGAAGTGATGACAGAAAAAGAACTAGAACTAATTGAAATGATGGTTGACGAGTACCGAGAAACTCTTATATCAAAAGTGAATACCGCGCAAAGCATATCGCTAAACGAGGGCGGTGCTGAGGTTAAATTTGATACTTACGCTAACGTTATAGCTAATTACTTATGCGTAGATAGGGCTAAGATGTTATCAAAGAACACTAGGCTCACGGAATATAAAACAGGTCGGCAAGTGCTTTGGTTTCTGTGTAGATCGGGCGAAAGTCAATTACCTTACTCATTGCAGAAGCTAGGTAATATGTCTGGAG